AGGTAATGCTTTTGTTGAAAGACTAAAAGAAAAAGCACCTAATATTGGTGGATTTGGTGGAATGTTTAGAGTACCATCAGGATATGAGAAACCTATATTAGTTTCTGGTACTGATGGTGTTGGTACTAAAATTAATATCTGTAAGGTTTCTGGTATTTGGTCAACGATTGGTATAGACCTTGTTGCCATGTGTGTCAATGATATTATTACTTGTGGTGCTAAACCTTTATACTTTTTAGATTATATTTCTACTGGTAAGTTATCTCCTATTGTAGATCAAATAATGGAAGGTATTCTTAAAGGATGTAGTGATTCTGGAATGGAACTTATAGGTGGAGAGACTGCTGAACATCCTAAATGTGCTCCTCCATATGGAAGTCAAACTGATATTGATCTTGCTGGATTTTGTACTGGTATAGTAGAAGAGAATGAAATTATAGATGGTAGTCTTATACAGAGAGGAGATAAGATTATTGGTATAGAAAGTAGTGGAATTCATAGTAATGGATATAGTTTAATCAATGAGATGTTATGGAGACATAAGATTTCTTATAAGGATAGTCATATAGGAGAAGGTACTCCTGAATTACTTACTCCTACTACAATCTATGTTTCAGTTGTTGAAGCATTATTAAAGGAAGTACCTATTCTTGGTATGGCTCATATAACTGGTGGTGGTATTCCAGAGAATCTTCCAAGGTGTTTACCAAAAGGATTAAAAGCACATGTAGATTATAACTCTTGGCCTTTACCAAAACTTTTTAGTAAGATTCAATTGGCAGGTGAGATACCAGAGGAGGATATGAAAACCACATTTAATATGGGAATAGGGTATTGTTTAGTAATCCCTGATGAAGGTGTACAAGATGCACATGATGTTATAGCAAGTTATGGATATAAGTCATGGACAATTGGTGAAATTGTGGTATAATATTAGAAAGATCGTAATAAAACATGGCAATTAAATTAGCTATTCTTCATGGTGGAGATCAGATAATTGCTGAGATGAAAGAACTTATGGATGATGGAACCCCAGTAGGGTATCTATTAGGAAGTCCACATAGAGTTTCTTCATCTCAGCAATTTCTTATGGAAGAAAATGAGGAATCTGACGGAACAGTTCAAGTTAGATTATCACCTTGGGTGTTATTAACTTCTGATAAAGAAATAGTAGTACCAAGAAACTATGTGGTTACAATTATGGAACCCCTAGATAGTTTGAAGAAAATGTATTTGGAAAAATTAGATGGAACAAACGGAACAAACAATCAAAGTAATAGCACTGGCGAATAATCAGTATCTAATAACTGAGGTGGTAGAAGTTGCTGCTCTTGACATTGGACAACCTGATTGTAAATTGATTAATCCATATGTTATTATTACTGAATCTGGTGCGACAGTATTGGAGCCCTTTTTAGAAAGTGTCACAAGGGACACCATATTCATGATGGGATCTGATAAAATACTTACATTGGCAGACCCAACTCCAACTTTACTAGAACAGTATCTAGACCTTCTTAAATAATGAGATTCTACACAAACGTACAGATGGTTGGAGACAACTTCTTGGTTCGTGGTTATGAGGATGGAAGACACTTTGCAACCAGAGAGAAATTCTATCCAACTCTTTTTGTTAATTCTAAGAAAAAGAGTAAATATAAAACTTTAACGGGTGAATGTGTAGAAGCAATTGAACCTGGAAGTGTACGTGATTGTAGAGAATTTATAAAGAAGTATACTGATGTAGAGAATTTTAATATTTACGGTAATGAAAGATTCATATACCAGTATATTTCTGATAAGTATCCAGAAGAAGAATTAAAATTTGATATTGATAAGATCAAGTTGGTTACACTTGATATTGAGGTTAAGTCCGAATATGGATTCCCTGATGTAGAATCTTGTGCAGAAGAGATACTTTTAATATCAATACAGGATTATACAACTAAACAGATTATTACTTGGGGTCAAGGACCATTTAATAATACTAAGAAGAATGTAACATACAAGTCATTCAGGACAGAGTATGAACTCTTAAATGATTTCATCAACTGGTGGATGATTGAGTCTAATACACCAGAAGTTATCACTGGATGGAATAGTAAGTTATATGATATCCCATATATGTGCCGTAGGATTGAGAGGATCCTTGGTGAGAAATTAATGAAGCGTATGTCACCTTGGGGATTGGTGACAGAGGACGAAACTCATATCATGGGTCGTAGACATATAACCTTTGATATTGGTGGTGTCTCACAGTTAGACTATTTGGACTTATATAAGAAGTTTACTTATAAGGCACAGGAATCATATCGATTGGATTATATTGCTAGTGTAGAACTAGGTCAAAAGAAATTAGATCACTCTGAGTTTGATACTTTTAAGGACTTCTACACAAAGGGTTGGCAGAAGTTTGTAGAGTATAATATAATTGACGTTGAACTTGTTGACCGTTTGGAAGACAAGATGAAGTTGATTGAACTTGCTCTCACTATGGCATATGATGCTAAGGTGAATTATGAGGATGTATTCTATCAAGTTCGGATGTGGGATACCATCATCTATAACTATTTGAAGAGAAGGAATATAGTTATTCCTCCTAAAAATAGATCACATAAAAACGAAAAGTATGCGGGGGCTTATGTCAAGGAACCGATTCCAGGAAAGTATGATTGGGTTGTGTCTTTTGACCTCAATAGCCTATATCCTCATCTTATTATGCAATACAATATCAGTCCAGAAACCCTCAGGGAGACTAGACATCCCAGCTCGAGCGTTGAAGGGATTTTAAATCAAGAGGTAGATCTTGGTGGTGAGTATGCAACTTGTGCTAATGGAGCACAGTATAGGAAGGATGTAAGAGGATTTCTTCCTGAGTTGATGGAGAAGATGTATAATGAGCGTGTCATTTTCAAGAAGAAGATGATTCAGGCAAAGAAAGATTATGAGAAGAAACCATCTATTGCTCTTACAAAAGAGATTGCCCGATGTAATAATATTCAAATGGCAAAGAAGATATCTCTTAACTCTGCTTATGGTGCCATTGGTAATCAATACTTTCGTTATTATAAATTAGCAAATGCGGAAGCGATTACTCTTTCTGGTCAGGTCTCTATTAGGTGGATAGAGAATAGGATGAACCAGAAGATTAATAAAATTTTAAAAACTGAAGGTGAAGATTATGTTATTGCTTCTGATACTGATTCCATTTATCTTAACTTGGGTCCTCTGGTTGAGGCTGTATACAAGGGAAGAGAGAAAACTAATGAGGGCATTGTCACGTTCCTTAATAAGGTCTGTGAAATGGAATTTGAGCCTTATATTGAAAGTTGTTACCAAGAATTGGCCGACTACGTAAATGCCTATGATCAGAAGATGGTCATGGCAAGAGAGAACATTGCTGATCGTGGTATATGGACTGCAAAGAAAAGATATATTTTGAATGTATGGGATAGTGAAGGGGTTAGGTATGAAGAACCTAAGTTAAAGATTATGGGTATTGAGGCAGTTAAATCCTCAACACCAGCACCTTGTCGTCAGATGATTAAGGATGCCCTTCAACTTATTATGAGTAGTTCTGAGGAAGATGTCCAGAAGTTTATTGGTGATTGTAGAGATAAGTTTAAAGAACTTCCACCAGAAGATATTGCTTTTCCAAGAACAGCATCTAATGTTCAGAAGTATCATGCACATTCTACAATATATGCAAAAGGAACTCCTATACATATACGGGGTGCATTACTATTCAACTTTTATGTCAAGAAGAATAAGTTGACTAATAAGTACTCACCAATCGGTAATGGGGAAAAAGTTAAGTTCCTCTATTTAAAAAAGCCGAATATTATTCAAGAAAATGTGATCTCCTTTATACAGGATTTCCCTCATGAAATTGGACTTGACAAATACATTGATTATGACCTACAATTTGAGAAGAGTTTTGTTGAACCACTCAGAGCTATTCTTGATGCAATAGGATGGAATGTGGAAAAAACTGTAAACTTAGAATCCTTTTTTTCTTAAATGGAATTACCTATTAATCACAAAGATTTAGATACTATAGTTAGAGCACTTTCTCTTGGTGGTGATACTAGATTATATTTTCTATTAAAGAATTTTAAGGAAGATATAAAGATTGCTGAAAAGAATCAATCTATGAATGAAAGTAGAGTTAAGATTTTTTCTGAGTCTGATGACTATCAATGTAAACATGGAGCATGTGACATCTAATGGATTTACCTATTAATGAAGATGAGTTTGATGTAATTATCAAGTCTATTGATAATGATACTGAATTATATAAGAAGTTAAAATTGACACGAGATCTTATGGAAGATGGACAACCCTATAAGAAAATACTTCGTGAACGATATGGGTATGTAGCATAATGTTCTTTAAAAAATTGAGTTTGGTTACTGGTGGGTTTGATCCCATACATAGTGGACATATATCATATTTTACCAGAGCAAAAGATTTTTCTGATTATCTTGTTGTAGGTATCAATACAGAAGAATGGCTTACTGCTAAGAAAGGTCAATACTTTCAATCTTGGGTTGAACGTGCTGAGATCATTAGACATTTAAATATGGTTGATGCAGTTATTACTGTTCCAGATGATGATGAAGGTTCTGCTTGTGGTGCTATTGCTAAGTGCTTAGAGATATCAGAACAAGTTATTTTTTGTAATGGTGGTGATAGGGGTAAAGATAATACACCCGAAGCTATTAAATATGGTGAAGACCCAAGAGTACAATTTCAATATGGTATTGGTGGGGATGATAAAAGGAACAGTAGTTCCTGGATTCTCAAAGGTTATTTCGAAAGACAACGTAAATTATTAGGTATTTGATATGGATTTTTTAAAGGATATTGTAAAGGAAATCGGGGATGAGTACACACAACTCGCAAGAGACATCGAAGGATCAGAACGATTCGTCGATACAGGATCGTTCATATTTAATGGACTTGTTTCAGGTTCCATTTTTGGCGGTGTTTCTTCTAATAAGATTACTGCCATTGCTGGTGAGTCTAGTACTGGCAAAACTTTTTTCTCGCTCGCTGTGGTTAAAAACTTCCTCGATTCTAATCCTGATGGTTATTGTCTTTATTTCGATACTGAAGCCGCAGTTAATAAGCCATTATTGGAATCTCGTGGTATAGATTTAGATAGATTAGTTGTTGTTAATGTAGTTACTATTGAAGAGTTCCGTACCAAAGCACTCAAGGCAGTTGATAAATATATAAAAATGTCCGAAGAGGATCGCAAACCTTGTATGTTTGTGTTAGACTCTTTGGGAATGCTCTCAACGGAGAAGGAAATAACTGATGCGTTGAATGATAAGCAAGTAAGAGATATGACCAAATCTCAACTTGTAAAGGGAGCATTTAGAATGCTTACATTAAAGCTTGGTCAAGCAAATATTCCACTTATAGTTACAAATCACACATACGATGTTATCGGCAGTTATGTCCCTACTAAAGAAATGGGAGGCGGGTCTGGTCTCAAATATGCCGCAAGTACGATCATTTATCTCAGTAAAAAAAAGGAAAAGGATCAGAAAGAGGTTATTGGAAACATTATTAAAGCTAAGACACATAAATCAAGACTCAGTAAAGAAAATCAAGAAGTAAATATTCGTCTTTATTATGATGAACGTGGACTTGATAAGTACTATGGTCTCCTTGAATTAGGAGAACTTGGTGGCATGTGGAAAAATGTTGCTGGAAGATATGAGATTAATGGTAAGAAGATATATGCAAAGGAAATATTAAGAAATCCCACAGAATACTTTACTGATGCTATAATGGAACAACTTGATAGCATCGCCAAATCCGTATTCTCTTATGGAACGAATTGAGACTACTATTCTCAGAAACTTAATCTTTAATGAAGAGTACTCACGTAAGGTAATACCCTTTATCCAACCAGAGTATTTTGAACAGAGATCTGAGAAGATAATATTTGAGCAGATAGCAGAGTTTATTGTTAAGTATGGATCTGCTATTACTATTGAAGCTCTGAATATTGAGACTGAGAATAGAACAGATCTTAATGAAAATGAAGTTAAAGAGATTAGAGATATAAATGATTCTCTGACTGATTCTGTTGTAGATGGTCAGTGGTTAATGGATATCACTGAGAAATGGTGTAGAGATCGTGCTATATATTTGGCACTGATGGAATCTATTGCTCTTGCAGATGGACAAGATGAAAACAAAGGAAGGGATGCTATTCCTAGTATTTTGTCTGATGCTTTGGCTGTGTCTTTCGATAATCATATAGGACACGATTACCTTCAAGATTACGAAGAACGTTATGAGTCATATCATAGAAAAGAAGATCTCATCCCGTTCGACCTCGAATTTTTTAACAAGATTACAAAGGGTGGTCTTCCGAATAAAACACTCAATATTGCTCTCGCTGGCACTGGTGTTGGTAAGTCTTTGTTTATGTGTCATGTCGCAAGCAGTGTGTTACTCCAAGGCAAGAACGTATTATACATCACGCTTGAGATGGCTGAGGAGAAAATTGCTGAAAGAATTGATGCTAATCTTTTAAATGTTCCTATTCAAGATATTACAGATCTTCCAAGACCTATGTTTGAGAATAAGGTCACTGCATTATCTAAGAAAACCCAAGGAACTTTAATTATAAAAGAGTATCCTACTGCATCTGCACATTCAGGGCACTTCAAAGCATTATTAACTGAACTCTCTTTGAAGAAATCATTTAAACCAGATATTATATTCATAGATTACTTAAATATATGTGCATCATCTAGACATAAAGCAAATGCGTCTGTCAACTCTTATTCGTATATTAAAGCAATTGCAGAAGAACTTAGGGGATTGGCTGTCGAAGCAAATGTCCCGATTGTTTCTGCAACCCAAACAACTCGCAGTGGGTTTGCTAGTTCTGATGTTGATCTTACCGATACCAGCGAGTCATTTGGTTTACCCGCCACTGCTGATCTTATGTTTGCTCTTATATCTACCGAAGAGTTGGAAGGATTAAGTCAAATAATGGTTAAACAATTAAAGAATAGATATAATGATCCTACTATCTTTAAGAGATTTGTGGTGGGTATTGATAGAGCTAAGATGAGGTTATATGACTGTGAACAGAAAGCACAGGAAGACATAGTTGACAATGGGCAAGAACAGGAGTATAATCCTGAAGAAAAGAAACCTAAAAAATCTTTTGCGGAGTTTAAATTTTGACTTTAAGAACACATAAAATAGAGAAGAAAAACCCACAACACAATCAAGAGTGGAGTTGGGAAGAAACCCCCGAAGTTTTAGCGGCATTAGAACAATTGAAAAACTCATCCGCCATAGTGGAGGAAAAGAAATGTTAAATGAATCAACACCTTATCTAATGATTGAAGTAATTAGCGACACAGTTGAAAATAACGAAAGAGTTATACATCGTAGGAAGACCTGTATTGGTAATCCTGTAGAACATTTTGTTACTGAAGAAGTTGTTAGGGTTCCTGTTACTGAACCTAAAAAAGAAGAAGTAAAAGTATCAATTAAACCAATTGTAACTAAAAAGGTTCGTGCAAGAAATGCAAAGGGGCATTATGTTGCAGATAATCCAGATACTCCTGAAAATGAGGCATGGGTTACTAAGGTAGTAAAAAAAGTAAAATCAGTACGCAAACCAAGGAAAAAGAAGAATGACTGAGAACGTTGGAAAAACTGTTGACCTGCATAAGTACGTTGATTTCGTGGATGCTGTCACGTCCGACCCTAGTAAAGATTTTAAATCATTTATTAGTAGTCTTGAACATCTTGATAGAGAGGGTTCCAATAT